AATTATCAAGAAAAAAATTGACAAAATAGACTTTTGTCATAGTATCTGTTATGAGTATTTCACTATATAAACCAAATAGTAAAAATTCAGGCTGCGCGTTTAACTTTAAAATTGGAGTTAATAGAAACAGAGAGCCTGTAGTTTATGTCAGCGCTATCCAGCAATACAGCTGGGACGATAAGAAAAAATCTGGAAACTTCTCAGGAAATAAAGATAACCCAGATAAAAATATTAATTTAAAATTCAGTGAATTTGAGATTGGTGGAATAATCAGCGCCTTCAATAAAAGGTATGAATACTCAGCTTTTCACAGTTACGAAGATAATAAAACTTCAATCAAATTCGTGCCATGGGATAAGCAGATTAAATCCCAAAATGGCTCCACTACTATTCCAGCGTTCGGAATTACTTTTACAAGAAACGGAAATCAATCATTTAGAGTTCCACTAGAGCCTGGCGAAGTTGAAAACTTAGATCAATTTTTTAAATTCTACTTACAAGAGCTATATTCTCACAGAAGAAAAGAAGAAATCAAGAATATACAGAAGTATAAAAAAGAGCAGCAAGAACCAAAAGTTTCAGAATTACCAGAAGAAGCTCCGTTCTAAATGAAAAAAAAGAAAGTCTTAATTCATAGTAATCACTGTAAGGCTTTTACGGGCTTCGGGAAGCACACAAAAAACATATTAATTCATTTATATAAAACTGGAAAATATGATTTAGTAGAGCTTTCAAATTCGATCAAGAATGGAGACCCTTCTCTCAAGACACTACCTTGGAAATGCGAAGGTTCTCTACCTGATAATCCCGCTTTATTACAACAATTAAATAAAGATCCGAATTTAGCTCGATCAGCAGCTTACGGAAATTATACGATTGATAATATAATCAAGCAAGAAAAGCCTGACGTTTATATTGGAATTGAAGATATATGGGCCTTTACAGGTTATACAGAACGCCCCTGGTGGAATAAAACAAACTGCATGATATGGACAACTTTAGACAGCCTACCCATATTACCTGATGCTGTTAAAGCAGCACCCAAAATAAAAAACTACTATACTTGGTCTACATTTGCAGAAAAAGCTTTGAATGAAATGGGGCACAACCATGTAAAAACTCTACATGGAGCAGTAGATACAACAAACTTCTTCAAACTCTCAGAGAATCAAAGAAAGCTGTTAAGAAAATCAAACAATATTAATAAAGATGATTTCGTAATCGGGTTTGTATTCAGAAATCAACTGCGAAAGAGCGTCCCAAACCTCCTTGAAGGCTTTAAAATTTTTTGCCAACAGAACCCAACAAGCAATGCAAAACTATTATTACATACTCACTGGAAAGAAGGTTGGGATATACCTAGATTAATAAATGAAAAAGGTATAGATCCATCAAGAGTTCTAACAACTTATATTTGCAAAAAATGTAAAAGGTATGAAGTTAAAAGTTATAAAAATGAAGAGATTGATTGCGGTCATTGCGGATCAAAAAAATCTCAAGTTACAACCAGTAGCAAACTAGGTATCGATGAAGAGCAATTGAATGAAATTTATAATATTATGGATGTTTACTGTCATCCATTCACAAGCGGAGGTCAAGAGATCCCGATTCAAGAAGCAAAACTTACAGAATTAATTACATTAGTTACTAATTATAGCTGCGGAGAAGACTCGTGCACTCCAGATAGCGGTGGTTTTGCATTAAACTGGAGCGAATATCGTGAGCCGGGTACTCAATTTATTAAAGCTAGTACAGACGCAAACAGCATAGCAAGTCAATTAAAAAAGGTTTTCAATATGAAACCCGAGAAAAGAAAATCTTTAGGGCAACAAGCTAGAAAATTTGTAATAGACAACTACTCTATTGAAGCGGTATGCTCAAAACTTGAAAAGATAATCGATGAAATGCCAGAAGTTGATTGGGATTTTGAATTTTCAGAACAGCAAAGAAATAGTAATTATGAACCTCCAGAAATAGAATCTAACTCTGATTGGTTAAAAGATATTTATAAAAATATTTTAAATTTAGAGATAAAAGAAACCGATGAAGGGCACAAACACTGGATGAAAAGATTATCTTCGGACTTGAAGCGTAAGGATGTTTTAGATCACTTTAAAAAAGTGGCTGAAAAAGAAAACGATAAAAACAAAAAAGTAAAATTTGAAGAACTTTTAGACAAAGATGATGAGGGAAAAAGGTTGCTAATCTGCATGCCACAAAGTATTGGAGATGTATACCTTTGTACTTCATTATTAAAAAATATAAAAGAAGTATACCCAGAATATAATATATACTTTGCTACAGAACAAAAATACTTTATTATCCTAGAGGGTAACCCATATATTCACAAAACCATTCCATATTCTAAATCATTAGACAGTTTAGTATTGCTTGAAGGTCAAGCTTCGCATAAAGGTTATTTTGAAATAGCTTTCTTACCTCACATAGGAACTCAAAGAATGTTAAATTATATGCACAACGGTAAAGATAAAATTCAATTCGACTTATGCACCTCATAGAACAATACGCATTATCTTGTGGAGTAAAAATCGACAAACCATTTGTTGAAACTTGCTTCTTTCCAATTCCATCTAAAAAATATATTACCCTTCATGCGAGTAGCGGAATGCAATCTAAAAATTATGACTATTACAACGAAGTCATACAAATGATCCATCCATATCTGCAAAAAGAAGGAATTGACATTATACAAATAGGAGAGAAAGATGATAAGAAAATTAATGGATGTTTACATTATACAGGATTAACAAATTTAAAACAAACATTTTATATTATACAAAATAGTTTATTACATTTTGGGAATGATTCATTTAGTACTCATGTAGCATCCGGTTTTGATAAAAAGATTGTTTGTATATATAGTATTTTATACAAAGAATGCTGCGGCCCATATTGGGGTAAAAAAGAAAACCATGAATTGTTTGAATCTCATCGCGGCGGATTAAAAGCTTCGTTCTCGAATCAAGAAAATCCAAAAACTATCAACATGATTATGCCTGAAAAAATCGCGCAATCTGTATTAAATCTTCTTGATATAAAAAACAATTTAAATAAAATTAAAACACTTCATATTGGAAAAGAATATCACTTACCATCGATATCTGTAATACCAAACCATGTAATGCCTACAAACTTCCTAAAAGGCAATTCTATTAACATCCTCGGAGATGAATGTTTTGATGAAAACAATATAGCACAATGGGCTTACGGACGCACAGCAAATATATTCTTAGATCAACAAATGAAGTTAGAATATTTACTCGCAATAAAATCTAATATATTAAGAATAAATTATATTGTATCATCAGATACAGATGAAAATTATATCAAATCACTAAAGAAAAACGGTATACCATTAAATCTAATATGTAAAAATAAAAATGAAATAAATGATTTAAGATTAAAGTTCTTTGATTGGAATATATCTCTTCACGAAAATAAAACAAAAAAAGATCTTGACAATATTGAAGAAATATGCGATAATACTCGTTATAAAAATTCTAGAACTATCATATCAAATGGACAAACATATGCAAGTAAAGCTGCATGGATTCATGATGTGCCAGCGACAGAAGATAAAATCATAGACTGCCCAGAATTTTGGGAAGAATTAAACACATTAAAACTTTATAACGATGACAACCATGGCACGCAAAACAAAAACAACATCTGACAATTCAATAACTTACGAATCAACAACAATTTCACCATCAGCGACAAAAAGAGTAATAAATAAAAAATACGCAGATGGTCCGGCAAAATTCCAAAGAGATGAATATGGATTATTGAATAACGTAGATTACGTGTTTGCCGAAGATGGTTCTGTAAATTGGAGATCAATGATTAAAGATGAACATTTATTCCCAAACAAATCTTGGTTTGATCTTCGAAAGAAAGACGTCCCTCGTTCAATCGAAGGTTTAAAAGATCATCAATTATTAATCAAGCTTAGTGGAATTAAAGAGCTAGCTAAATTAAGAGGCTTTATGGACGTACAATATGATATTGTTAAATGTGAAATGGATCACGTAGCAGCAATTTGTAAAATGAAGTTTTTACCAAATTATGAAACAGGTGGTCAAGCGGTAACATTTCAAGACATGGCAAACGCGACACTAAACAACACAAGTAATTTTGCAACAAAATTTTTAGAAACAATTGCATGTAATCGAGCATTTGTTCGCTGTGTTAGAAATTTCCTAAATGTACATATCGTCGGAGATGATGAGATTGACAAATCAAATTTATCAACACCACAACAAAACTCACAACTAGGTTCTCTTACTCCATATTCAATGATTGAGTCACTAGCAAAAGACAAATTAAATTGCTCAAATTTTGAAGAGTTTAAATTTATATTAAGAGATTATTGGAAAAAAGGATTATATCAAAATGATTCTGTTAAGGATTGGAACGACTATTCAGATATTCCACCTTCCGAATCAAGAATATTAATGAAAGTAATCAACTCATAGAGTCTACTTTTCTTAATAGATATTCTACGCGGTCATTTAGTATTTGTATTTTTTCTTCTTGCTCTTTAATTGCGCCGACTAGCAAAGGAATAACCTTTTCGTATTTAAGAGCTTTATACCCATCTTTCCTTTCCTGCACTATTTCTGGAGCAATTTTTTCAACTTGCTGGGCGATTAATCCGATATCATGACCTTGATGAGTTGATTGTTTATCGTTCCAATTAAATTCAATTGCATCAAGAGATATTATCTTTGATAACGGATTTTCTATCAAAGAGATATCATCTTTTAATCTTTTATCAGAAAGATTTGCTGCAGTAATATCTCCCGCTGCGGTAATATCTCCATCACAGTTTATTTCTCCATATAATGGCGCATCTATTTTACCGCCAACCCACATACCGCTCAAACACCCAACATAAAATCTATTACTAATTTCGGCATTTATATTATCTCCTAAAATATGAGTATTATACTGCCCAGAAATATAATTAGAATAACCATTAATAATAGAGCATCTTCTAGAATTATTAATTTCATTCAAGCTGCCACCCACAATAAGATTATTAGCCTCAAATCCTCCACCAAATAATGTATCATCAAATGGAGGAGTAATACTAAATGGCTCTATATTAGCAGATGCATTTTGATCAGGTACGGGAGGAGGATTAGGAAAGCTCATTTTATAAAGTTATGTAATTATTGTTAACTTGAAGCCAGGATTGAGAACTGTCATGGAATAAATTGCCATCTTGAGCTGTCCCCTGACTATCTCTAGTGTAGGCCCATAACCATCCATAAACACTGCTGCCAGGAGCACCTCCTGCATGGTAAATCCAATTACCATTATTACTATCAAATGAAGACTTAAGGTAAATCCAACCTGAAAGTCTATTTGTTGTATTACTTGGGTAGTAGTAAGCCCACATATTTTTTTCATATTTGTAATACCTAAAAAAGATAAAGTACGCATCTTTATTTGAACCAAATACATTATCAATCGTTATCAATGAATTCCCCTGAACTAATTGAACAGGAGAACCGTTTAATAATAACTGAGGTATAGTAACAGTATCACCAATCCAACTGTTTTGTATATTGTAAAATATTACATTATTACTTGTAGTCGGACCAGAAACTATATTAGCATCAGTATTATTTAAAGGGTTACCAAAATAATCAGGCTTTAGCACGTAAGAATCTGGATCAATAATTACGTTACCCTTTAAGGAAGAATTAAAAACGACTTCTGGTGGATTATAAATAATTTTATTATTAGAACCTCCAAGTAATCCTTGATTACTTCCTCCGTTTATTTGGTTGTTTTGGCCACCTCCAATAATATTTGCGCCTGCATTATTTGCGTCGCTCTCAGGCATGTCATTATTATAACCGCCAGCTATAACAGAAAAATTATCCTGACAATCATTATCGTATCCACCACCAATAAAAGAAAACCTACCAATTATTGAATTTTCTGCACCAGCAACAATTGCAGAACCAATTGATTTATAATTATTTATGCCAGATGGAATTTCTATTGAATTATTATAACCCCCGCCAACGAAAGCTGCCAACGGATCAGCTTGTTCATAATCGCTAAAATTAAATCTAGTAGAAGGTTTCGCTACATTCTTGACGCCTCCTTCGAAATATGAGGAATTAATTATCAACTTTCCGTCATTAGTTGTATCAAATAACATATAAGATCCATTAATGTCTGGATTAGTTGCGCTACCTGCGCTACCAACATAAAAATAATCAGTTTGAATTTCTACCCTAGTTCCATCTGTTTTTATGTGATTATTTGAATTGGCTGGATGTAAATCAAAATTTGAGTTGCTTAATTCTAAGGTATCCGAGCTGTCACCTAAATTGAAACTTGTTTTAGTTAAATGGACGTTATCAGAAGATGTTCCTAAATCAAATTCATCCTGATCTAAATACACATCAGCAGAAGAAGAAGAACCGAACGTAAAAGTTTGAGCGTTTATTCTTAAACTGTTTGCGTCAAATTTTATGAATTGACTTGCATCTCCAACCCCAAAGTAATTATCTTCATCACTAGATAAATAAAATCCTGCAGTAGTATCAGAAATACTGTCTTTATTTACTGTATGTATAATACCATTTGCCCCTGTATTAGGGTTATCAGAATCATCGGTTCCTGATCCTAAAGTTAATTTGTGACTAATAATAGCGTCTTCAGCTAATAATAAATTAGTTGCAACACTTTCAAATTGTGCGCCAAATGTATCCCAAATAGTATCATTGGGCGGCTCATTAGCCTGGCCTTGATTGTTTATTTTAGCAATATAATAAGTTCCATTATGATGTACAACATCACCTCTTAATAAACTTGCATTGCTTGTACCGTCACTTTGATTTAAACCAACATAATTAGAATTAGGATTCCAAATTCCTCTATAAACTGGGCTTTTCCCCATTGACCCTTGGGTTTGCATACTGATGGTTACAGCGTGTTCAGCTGTAGATCCAATTCCAGATGCAAAAACAATTACAGATCCAAAATTTAAACCATCATCACTTCCATAATGAACAATAAGATCAAATCCTGGGTCATTAACGCCTGTTCTATCACCAATATTTAATGTCGCAGTTGCAGTTGATGTAGAAGAATCAAAATTAGTAGTTGGATCATAATAAAAACCACTAATATCGTATACATTATTTCCAGTATAATCGTCATAACCAAAAATTTCATCACCCGCATCTGTCAACAATTTAAATCGAACATCACTTCCAGATATATCGCTATTAGTAAAAGAAGTTACGATATTAGATTCTTGACTAGTTATCGATAAAGAAGGAACAAAAGTCCCATCTTCCCTCTCTTCATACATGAATACATCTGGCTCTGCATACATTGATATAAATGTATTCTCAGCACCATTTGATTGTTTTAATTTACCTTCTAAAACTAATTGATTGTCATCAAAATACAATTTACCATTTTGAGTCTGAAAAACAAAAGAACCATCCCCACTTAGAGCAAAGCCTTGTTGTGGGTTTGTGCTATTTAAATCTAGACCATCAAAGCCAGCGCTTCTTATTTGACCAGTTCCTCCGACCTGAACATCTTGCCCTTGTATAACTCCAGCTGTTATTTTATCAGCGGTTAAAGTTTTTATCTTAGCATCTACAATTGCTGCGTTTTCTATTTGCGCAGTACCAATAGTTGCATTAGCAAAAGAGTGCCAAACAGGAGTGGCAACACCTTGGCTATTTCTAGCTATAATAAAATCACCATCATTAAAGTCTAATATTGGATCATTTTCATCTCCACCTGCAGGGTGATAATTTAATGTATTATAATTTCCGCTATACAATACATTCCTTAGCGGGTTTGTTATAGACGAATCTAGAGGTCCGCCGCCAGGCCCAACTAAACCCAATTCACCACTTTGAGTTGGAGTTATTGCAACGCTTCCAGTAGGCTGCCACCAAATAAATTTATCAGAAGATGAATCTCCACCAATAACATAACCAACTCCTTTATGATATACAAAATGTCTATCCCACCTAATTGAAGAGGAATCGGGGTCATTATCAACAAATGGATTATTAGGAACAAGAGAAACAATATTATGAAACGTATTAGATATGTTTTGTTCGAAATCTGCTATATCAGTAGTCTTAGCTTGCCCCAATATTAATTTTAATCCTTCGATATTATTTCCTTGAAAATTAGCTGCGCCAGTAAACGGACTTTTATTTCCAGCGTGATCAACAGCCCTCACCCAGAAATATCTTGTATCATTTGTTGAGCCAAAATGAGAAGCAGAAATCAATGGTGATAAAGCATCTATATCAAATATTTTATTTGCATTAGATATGCCTAAAGCAGGGTCTTGTTGCTCGATTGGTATTGGACCAGTGCTTTCTATATCAGTTTCAATTCTTCTATAGCCTTTTAAATTATCTTGTTGGTTTAATCTTTTATTTAAAGCTCCGAAATATAAAGTTGGATCCTCTGACTGCCAAACTTCGTAATGACTAATATCATTAGGAATATTACCAACGATACCGAGGTTACTATTTGGCATTTCCCAATTAAAAAAGAAATTCTCAAAAGCGGTTCTTCCTGTCAAATTGATAACTGGCCCAGGAATATCATTTTGATTAGTTCTAAATACTTTTCCAGGTACAGCGTTAGGATTCTGAGAGCTAAAGCTTTTTGGGTAAACCAAAACTCTCTCAAGTCCGCCTTGGTTATTAGTTACTCCATATAAATCTCCAGATCCAAAATCATCAAACGGAAGTATTTTATAATAGTAACCAGTAATTTGTTCTCCATACCCAGGAACAGAAGGAATTGGAGGTTCATCTATAATTTCAGTTATATTTTTACCAAATGTTGCATCACCCGCACCTAAAACTTCTTTTACAAATGTAGAAGCTCCAGTCCCAGGTAATCCATTTGAATCTAAAATACTAAAATTCGGATTTTCAGATCTATACAATTGCACCTTTGTCGTTTTTTCCTGCGAACCAAAAGAATAATTAAAATTAAATTTAATCTTCGTCGATTCACTGACGCTATCAACAGAAAAACCTTGAGGGATGATACTTGGCTCAGGATTAAAACCAGTTATTCTATCTATTTGTAAAATATCTCCTTCATTATTAATAATACCTATTTCTAAACCAACACTTCTTTTGCCGCTTTCTGGAATTCCAATATGATTAAACACTAAACCGTCATAAGCTTCATTCAATTCCCAAAATGGAGCCCACTGAGATTGTTGATAAGTTGATTCTATAGAATAATCTTTTGAATTAGATGGAAATATTGGTGCGCCTGTAGGATCACTTTGTAAAGCTTTATATATTTGACCATCATAATAAACCCTATCTCCTGGAGCAAAGTTTGTAGATATACTAGGGCTAGACCAATACGCTGGCGAACTATTAGGAATCTGATATCCATTTGAAAAATTAGGGCCATTATCTACGACACCACTCCAAATTGTATTATCATATATTACTAGTTGGCCAGAATAATAATCTTCAGTTGCAATCCAATCTTCTACCTGATATGGAAATCCAGGAACTAATAAACTAAATTTATCAGATATTTCTGGATTTTGCTTTTCCCAGTGAGCGCTGTCTAAGACTGCAACCTGAAGGAAAGCCCACCTTTGAAGTGTGAACCTTTTCCACCCATCTGCAGTTAAAACATAGAAGAAATCCGAATCGTAATAAATATCCCCCACGTTACCCGCGTCAGATTTTGTTGAAGAAACTAAAGGTATTTTACCCCAAGACGTTCCGCCTAGACAAAAATAGTAAAAATCACTATCGTAATCTCTATCCCCAACACTACCTGCGCTTTTTTCTTCTGTCGTTATTGCAGTTCTTACCCAATTATTTTGATATATACATAAATAAAAATATCCATTACTTAATGCAAACCGCCCAGCAGTTCCTTCGGATACAATAGATGCTGGCACTTCTGATTGATAATTTATATTTCCATCACTAGGAAATTCAAAATCATTAGAATATATAACTGGAAATTGAGTTTTTGATTTGAATATTGCACATGGAATATCATTAAATAAAGATAATAACCTCCACTGACTTATATCTGAGTCAGGGTTCGTTATACTTGATTCAGACTGATATGTTAGAGATTCGTATACAGATTTTTTATATATTACTTTATCCCCAGGAACGAAAGAGCTGTATACTTCAAAAGGCTGAACAGTTCCATCTTCAGGGGCTACAATTAAAACTCCAGATGGATAAGATGTATTATAGTCAAATACGCCTAAAGTACTTTGAGGTCCGAAGGCTTGATCGGCTTTATAAAGTTGATTATCGTATTCAACTACATCGTCAACTTGGTAATTTTCCCCTGCAAACCATAATGGGTAAGAAGGTCTAATTTTTTCAAACTCATTGATAATAATAGAACTTGAATAACCACCCCAGTTTGCAAAAGCGGAACTTTTCCAACCATTTGATGTATATACATTAAAGTATTGTTCGTCATAATATACTTCCCCCAAAAATCCTTCAGGAAAAGATTCTGTTGATCTGTTAAATTCTGCAATAGGAAATTTACCCCATAATGTCCCGCTAATACATGCATAATGAAAATTGTCATCGCTATAAGTATCCCCTGGGTTTGCCGCATTTCTAGTTTGCCTTGTTACAGCTTTCCTTAACCAAGTATTATCTGAAACGCATAAATAATAAAAAGCGTCGTCTATAGTAAAAGTTCCTGGAACTCCGTAAGAATCAAAATCTGTAGGTTTATTAGTAGTATATGTTGGGGGAACTCTTGCTGCGATATACAATAAACCATCATCACCAATTACAACATCATTTACATTATATGTTAAATCTTTATCAAATGGATAAGCTGTAAAAATAAATCCACCAGTTCCATAAATTTCATTATTTAATTCGCGCGTATATTCAAAACTATTAAAAACTTCTGTTGTTGGCAGATCAGTGTTTATGCCTATTTGTCCATCCTCATCAATAAATGTAGATCGAGAATTACTACCTTCTGTTATTCCTGTTAAAAATAAATTAGTATCAGCATCAAATAATGAACCACTTAAACCTAAAACAGAAGGAACATCACTATTAGATAAAGCAAATTTATATTCATCTAAATTAACTGCATTTCCAACTTGATCAACGATATCCCAATTAAATATTAAATCATCTTGTCTTTCTCTGAATCTTAAATTACCAATTTTTAATTCTGACAAAAATGGATTTAATGTATCAAAGTCAGAACCTTTTGGAGATATTCCGTCTTCCGCTAAATTAAACAATTGACCAGTGCCGAAACCATCTACAGATTGAAACGTATAATAATATTTATAACCCCATATTTGACGAAGCTCTAAGGCTTGCTCTACAACTTGGTATTCATTGTGGGAGAAATCAACAACAGGCTCTAAAGTTTTCCACCAATAAGATTCCTGCGGGATTCTAGAGCTGTTTGCGTTGTGCCCTACTTTACATTCATAAATAATTCCTTCATAACTAACTTTATCACCAACCCTATAATTACTTATTCCATCCCAAGGTGAAGCAGCAGCCAATTCTTGGTAATAAGTTAAACTAGCTTGAAGATCTCCGCTATTGTATAAAGGTTGATCTTTAGGTATAGATAAAGCATTAATGATTGTTGAGTTATAATCTCTATCATTCTGAGTCCATGAAAATGACATATCAGAACCTTTTAAAGAAGATGTTAGACCTATAGGAACTGGAGAATAATTAACACCACTTATTAGTCCTGTCGCAGTATTCCCAAAAGCGTCATGAGATACAACTTCTACAGAAATATTTCTATCTAAATCGAGATCGTCAAAAACTTGCGAGTTTAAATTAATAGAAAAATCCCTATAAGATTCTAGAGTTCCAGTTACATTTGGACTCAATAATATATTGGACATTGCAGAAGATGCTTGCAATTCAGAATCTGTAATTTCTATTGAATTTTCTTTATTAAATATCCTTATCTTAAAATGATCAAAAAATGAATCACTCAATAACTCAGTAGATAATGATTCTCCTTCTTTAGCGTGACCAATTGGTGGACTTAAACTCCACTCTATATTCGCAGATCTATCAACATATTCAGAAAAAACAGTTAATTTATTATTATTCTGGTCAGGCGATTGAATAATCTGTGGTTCAATATTTACTTGTTGACCAAGCTTAGATATTCTTATATCAGAAAATGTAAACGTATCAGAAAATTGCGGTGAACTAACATCAATCGTTTCTTCAATAAATGCAGAACGAATACCTATATCGCTAACTGCAAAAACTTTTACATTAAATTGCCCATAATTACCTTTTAATGAAATTGTCTTTTGAGCGAGATCTCCTTCTTCGTCAACCAAAGAACTTCCGCGACCGAGTTTGTATTGAAATGAATAATTATCAGATGTGCCAATAACCTCATAACTAGCGTCTAAATCGTTGACGTTGAATTCAATACCTATTGCCGTGGATAACATAATATTAGTTAGTTAAATCAATAAGTTGTAAACCATCTGGAGCTTCTGGTATAGCCATATCAGCTTGAGGAGGAATGGGAAGAGAAGGTTTTCTCACAACGCCTTTTTTATCAACAGCGGCAAACTTAGAAGCGTTATATTCTAAGCCTACAACTTCATATTCATTATTTTGTATTTCCTTCACAGACATTGTTCTAAATAATTGACCCTCTAAAGTTCTTTCTACTATAGATCTTGCGTCACGAATAAAATTAATTTCACCATTGTTTACTACACTACTAACAGAAGAAAAATATGTATACGCCTGACTAGACCCAATCAATTCAAAAACATTTTCATTTATTATTATAATACGCCATTTTTGATTTATTTCATTATTAAAATTTGTATCATTAGATGAGTAATTTTCTATAAGTATTTCTTGGTTATTTCGAAGGTCTAAATTATGACCATTTGCAAGTTCTATTGCTATAGAATTTTCATTCTGAATCGACTCCTGAGTATTTCTCGCTAGAACGGTAGTTATTGTAGTGTTAAAATAATTAGGGTTATCATTTCTATTTTTATCACTTGGAGTGGTGCTATCGATAACTTTATTTTCAACGGTTGTAGCTCTATTTGTTAAAGTCAAAAAATAACCTGACTGCACAGAATTAATATATCCAATTTCACAAATTACATATTTCTTGCCAGAACCGTCATTCGTAGCGCCCAGTAAATAATTATCACCAACTTGATATGAAGTATCAGTATCATAAACAAAAAATTGAACTATATTTTCTCTACTTGAATTATCGTAGTAAGGAATAATCCAACCATTAGCTGTAGACACTTTTTCTTTATGTGACTCTATGTACCAAAAATCATTTTTAATATCATTTACTGGATCATCAGTTGTCCAAACCCAACCAACATCAGGAATATAAAACCATAAATCATTAGAAGAGGGAGATCTTTCTTTTATGACTCCGACATATATCCACCCTATATTTACAGTCATAATCCAATCTCTTTGATCCTGAGACCAAATATATCCAAAATAATTTGAAACTCCCCACCCAGCCGCTAAAGAACTTACTATTCCTAAATTATCTCTTTCCTCATTAGATAGCGCTTTTTTGCTCCTTGTTCCTATCGTACCTTTGATTGAATATGGAGCACCGATCATAATTTGATCAAGAGCGTTTTTAAGTTTTTCTTCACTTTCTGGGCATATGTAATGTTCGCCACCAAGATTATTCAAAAAATCTCTACCGACATCTATAACATTTACTGGTTGACCATTTAATTGTTCTGAAACCTTAAATGTATTTTTTGTAACCTCAATAATATAATAAGCATTATTATCAATTAAATCAGATCTTAATCCAGCAGGAAGAGTTCCATCAGAAACAAATCTAACTCTATCGCCATTTTGAAAACCGTGATTAAATACATTAAATAAATTATTTGCCAAATCAAGATCAAAAGATATTTTTAATTTTAAATCTGAAACTGTAGAAGTTTGACCTTTTGGCCCTTCTTTAGTTATTGCAAAATCTGAATTTATAGTTCCATCAAATTTATATATTTGAGGAGTTAAAATAGCATCAGCTTCTGCATCTTGATCTTGGCTTGACTTCTCGAATGGAGCTCTAGCATTTAATTTTTGCTGAGAAGAATTTGAAAGACCCACGCAAACAGTTAACTCAACGCGTTTGAAACTTGGTGCGTCCATAGTGGACTTATCTATCAATATATAAGGATCAGATAATTTTTGATTAAATTCTGATGATTGACCCTGTACTGATACTCTTTTATACATTTGAATATCTAAAATTCTACCACTTTTAGTTGAACCAGCTCGCATCTCATCTGAGACCTCAAAAATAGCTCCAGGAAATAGATAACTAGCTTCCTGACCAGTTTTGAAAGTTATTGTTTCTGTCTCTAGTTGAGAGGAAAACAAAATCCACTTAGCGAGTCTTCTCGCTTGACTTTCGGACGTTATCCCAAAACCCATCGTTTCATTTTCCACATAACCAAATTTTTGCATAGCGTCAACATCTTCCTCAAAAGCTACATCAGGTTGGTAGTTTTTATCTTTATTATTAAATCTAACAAGACATGCTGTAAATTTTTTATTTTTATTGACTCCAGCATATGAAAAACCATCAATAGATACGTTTGAATTATTGAATAATTGAACAGCCCTTTTAAATGAATCCTGAACGGCGATAATTTTTCCTGCAGAATAAGCTATAATCCCTCTAAAAACAGAAGCTGTATTATTCATTATATTTAAAGCTTCAATTCTATCAGTTAAATAAATATTCGAAGAAAATCTAGGTTCAACTATTGGATGATTAATTTGTACTGCGCATGCGCCGTATGTTTTATTATCACTTGCGGTCATAGGATTGTTCGAGAAATTTGGTCCAGCCAAAGTTATCTCTTGATTTGTTGCGTCAGTTCTTAATACAACTCTTTCTTCTATTATTATTTCTCCAGTACGCATTGCAGATTTTTTCTGAATGTTTAAGATATCATCAGAACTTAAATTACTTAAATCAGCATTATTTTGATGAAAAAAGAAAGCGATTTTCTTACCTCTAAAACTATCTCCATCACCAAATTCTTTTATAAAATTTTGTTTTATTTCTTCTTGAGATAAATTTGTATTTACATCAACTTTTAATTGCCCACTGTCACTATAAAAATTATCAGAATATATTTTTACCGTAAAGCTTCCGTTACTTTTTAATTGAGATAAACCTCTAGAATCTTCAGGGGTTTCTTCTATAAAATTATCGAAAAGTAAATTATTGTCAGTTTCAAACATTCTCGGAAAACCGCTTTCGGTTTCTATAGGGTAATTAGTCTCAACCAGTTGGTCGCAATATTTTGCTATTTTATATAATTGCCACTTATCGATATTCTCTTCTTCTAAACCGTATTTACCAACTCCATATCTTGCATTGTAAAGTAGATCATAAAAAATCCACGCAGGATTATCTGTCCATCTTTTATCTCGATCTGAAATAGAATGTATAGATTCTAAAGAATCTGATTGCCCTAAAAATAAACCGTCCCAAGGCCCATCGTATTTTTTTGAAACGGGGTCGTAATTAGATGGGATTAAAACTTTTTTCAATCTAACATGATATGTTCTTTCGGGGATATTAGAAAAGTTTTTTCCATCAAACATTAATTTACATATAGAGCTATGAGGGTAAAGCATTGGTTGTTTAATTATTTCAACTATATGACTAACCTCTAAATCTCTCGCTTTTGCAATTCCACCAACTTCTCCACCTTTCACAGAAGGATCATATTCTGCGCTGAGTCTAATTATTTTGAAAGTAACACCGCCGCTAATTTCTTCTAAATTTAATTTGGGGTTATATGATATATTCATATCAAATTGATAAGGAGCGGTAGCAATTCCATCTAAAGTAAAATAACTATTATACCCTTGCAGAGTAGTGGTTAATCCCGAATTAATTTCATAGTCAACTAGGCATTTAGAGTTTGATTGATCTAATATATTAAATTCCCCATTTGATCGAGTAATTAATATTGCAAATTTTATACTATTAGAAGAAGTAGATCCATCATCATTTTGAATATAAAGATTAGATTTTAAAGCTATTGATATTTTACCCACATTTTCATTAGAAACAAAATGAGAGAATATCTTTGCGTCATTAGATAAAGCTTCATCAATAATATCATATTCTTTTTTACCGCCTGGATATGTTTTATTTCTGCCGTAAGGGCTAGCTCCGTATACAAGAGAATTATACTCTTTTACAGAAAATACTTCGTCAGATAAGATCGTAGAGTCTGATTCATCACCATCTTTAAATTTAGGTTTGCCCTCTTCAGAATCTTCATTTTCATTTAGAATATAATTAAGTGTTCCTTCGTCATTAGCGTTTCTCGGCGTGTTTTTTACTTGAACATTATTTAAATAAATTCCCTCTCTAATATCTCCACCAGATATAGTTCCTCCATTTTTATTAACAAATCCTTCTATTGGGCCCTCGGACAATAAATCTAAAATCTCTATTTCACTATAAGATTCTAAAGATTTTTCTTCAGTTGAACTTCTAAATCTTTTTGATACTTTTCGAGTTGCTATATTTGACGCGCCAATTTTTAATTTTCCGTATCCAAGTGGAACAGCAATACCTTGAGCTTGTCGATTAATTGCTCCAGCAATTAAATAAGATTTGGTATTCGTCGGGTCTTTTCTTTCTGGTGGCTTAGGTGGCTTAAATAAAACACTCATAACCACTTGAATTGCTGTAGATATTACTATAGCAGTAATAATCGATACAGGTTCAAACCCTTCAGCTTGACTGATTACATGAATCTCTTTACCACTAACAAGGTCTACTTCATCGGGTAATATGGCGCTATTTTTAAAATCTTCTTTATTTTTTATTTTTGAAGGGTTTTTATTTAATAAAATATATTGTATATTTCTTTTTGCGCAGTCGAGAATATATTCAAAAAAACCTTCATTATTCGCTTCTAGGGCAGAAAATGCTTCTTGAGCAGAGCCCACGTTCAGGCGCCACTTTTTACCAAAGCGCTTACCCAACTTACCATGTAAATATACCGTTTTCACTTTACCTTAAACCTTATATTCTTATACACTTATATTGTCGTATAAGTAAAAATCATCATCCTTCAAGCTATAAATCAAAAAAGGTATACATAATTCATTAGAAATATCTATATCTTTTATAGATGGATTAGCGCTACAGATAATATGACTATGAAAAATATATTCAACATCATAATCAATTATAATATTAGAATCTATAACAAAAGAAGAAGAAGGATTAATACTATTATTATCGCATTTTATAAATTTTAATAAATTATTTTCTTTTATTATTATGCCGCAGCTTTCTTGCGTTGGATTTTTTCTTGAATAAGATTTTAGTTGATCCAATAACAGTGAATCAAAAATTTTATTCAACTGAGAATTTTTCTGTACCCGGAAATCCACCGAACCTCAAACCCTTATGGGTTCTATTTGACTTGTTATACTCAGATAAATTTTCAACATCTTCTATAAGGGGCATGTTTCTACCTTCTCCGCGACCATTAGTATTCCAATGATTTTTACCAAAGTCATATTTACTTAATGCGCTTTGATTA